TGTTGTTTTTGTTGTTCTTTGTTAATATAATCAGTTACAGCATCGATGTCTTTTTGATTAAAAATATCTTCCTCAGTTAATACTTTTTTAGGTTCTTGCTTATCCATTGAATTTAGCTTTTAAATTATTCTTTTTAATCAATGCTTTTAATCTAGTAACATAAGATTTATCTTCAGCATAATTTTGTCTTAAGTATTCAAAATACTCTCCTTCCGTTTTTATATCAGAAAGATAAGTTGCTGAGTATAGAGCGTAGTCAATAAGTGAATCTTGCCAAGTATCATAATAAGCATGTCCTCTATTAGTACCCTTTGCTAGATTGGTTCTTAGCACTGCTTCCTTCATCCCGAATAGATTGTTATTCTCTCTAAAAATAGTTGAGGAGTAATGACCTGTCTCTTGATATGATTGAGCAAGAATAATATAAGGAAATTTAAAATTAAGTGATTTGATCTTTTCAATCAAAGCTTTTTGTGTAAATCCATTATACTCTCTAACAACAATTATTTTTTCTTCTGGTGTTAGATCCTTTAATACTGCTCTTGGTGAGGAACTAAATCCTATAATAGTAGCAACTGCTAATACTAATGATCCTACTTTTACGTAAGTGGATGGTTTTACTTTTTCAAAGTCAAGCGTCTGTTCATTAAATTTGTAATACATAACCTTTTACTTTTTGATTTATAAATATAATATACGAAAAAAGGCTCGGAAATCCAAGCCTTATAATAAATTTATTTTTAATAAAAATTATTTAGTACAACTTCCTTTAATATTAAATCCGGTTTTACCTATAGGTGAATAAACTTTAGCTTTAACATCACCTTTACTATCATCAAAAGGAACTTTTAAATCACCTGTTCCTACTTTATAGACTACAAATTCTAATTCTTTAGTCTCACCTTCTTTAAACATTGCTTTTAGTTGATTTAAAGCTGTACGTGCAGCATCACTTGAATTTGCTCTAGCTCCCGGTTTTAACATTTGGGTAACTAAATCTTTATAAGAAGTAGCTTTAATAGTTTCTATATTTGAACCCATTATATTTTGATCACCTCTTAATTGAGTTAATTTTAAAACATAATTTGGAACATATTTCCACTCTTCGAACCCACTTTCAGAATTAGTTTCTTCAGTTGCTACATACCCAGTATCTTGTTTTATTTTACCATTAGCATCTAATACAACTAATCTATCAGGTATTGTACCTGTATATAGTACTAAGTTTCCTTCACCACTTATATACTCTTCATAGGTACCTTGAGTTCCACTCTCACTAAATGGAGCCATACTACAAACACTATTTTCTACTACAATGGATACAGTAACAAATTGTTCGGCTTTAAACTTAGGATCATTAACATTATCTCCTTTTTTATATGGAGTTGATCCTACTTTAGTATCAATTTCAATTTTATCAAATCCTAAATTACTTACTAAATCCTCAATAACTTTAGCTCTAGCTTGAGCTAATGAACCTTTACTTTCAAATCCTTTTGGATTTGTCACTTGTGATTCACTCGCGGTGATTACTATCTTAAAGTTCTTTAAATTTTTACCTTTAATCCATTTCTCAATATCACTAATACCCTTATTTAAACCTTCTTCATTAGCTAAAGTAGCTTTCCCACTATCAAAATTTTCTCCAAAATTAAATGATATTACTGCCCCAGGTATTGAAGCTGGTGCTACTACTTTAGTTGGTGTTACTGCTTTAGTTGGGGTCTCAGCTGATATTTCAGTTCTAATAGCATTTAAAGTCTCAGGTGAGTAAGTCTCTAAAGCATTTGAGATATTAGGTGTTAATAACATTGCAGCTAAAGTGTATTTACTCCAAGTTTTCCAATTTTGGATAATGGTTTTAACAGCTTGAGCTGCTTCCTTAGCGGTTGCCTCGGTTAATTTAGATTCATCTAATTTTGAATTTAAATCCCTTAGAATTGCTAATTCATCTTTAGGTATTTGAGGTAGTAAGTCTTTTAATTGAGCCATAAATTTATATTATGGTAATAAATATTACCCAATTAATGCTTTTAATTGATCTGCACTCATGTTTCCACTTTGGCGTCTTATAACCACTCCATTTTCTACAACTACTGTTGTAGGTACGTTTCTAATTCCATGCTCAATTATTATTGGATCACCTGAATCTACATCTACTGATTGGAATAGTACACCTGGAACTTCACTTGCTACTCTGTTAAAGGTTGGAGAGTATGCTTTACATGGCCCACACCAAGCTGCTCCGTATTTAATTACTGTTTTCATCTTCTATTATTGCGTCTTGTATTGTTTGTGCTATTAAAAATCGTTCATTATGTCTTAAAACATGATCACACCCTAAATGATCCCTCCATGCTTTGAGTACATCCATGTTAATACTACCATTTGAGTTTTCAAAGTTGTGTAAAGCCATAGAGCGTATAATAACATAGAGTTTATCGTTGTGTTTAAATAACTGTTTCATGGCGTATATATGGAGGGATATAAGTAGGGGTGGGTATTAAATTACTTGTAAAATTTTGGTTTCTTTAACACTTTTAACTTGAAAATCAATGCTTCCACCTTCATTTTCATACATTTTAGTAACTTTTACTTCTGCATCTGTTACGCTTACTGCATCTACTAGGTATTGTTCGGTAACTTTAGTTTGTTTACCTTTGTCATTAAAGTCTGTTATAGACACGTTTACTTGGAAATAACTCATTTTTAATTTAATTTATGGTTTCTAATAATTTTTTAATTTTAATACACATTTCATAATCTTCTACTTCTTCGAAATATACTAATCCCATTTCTAAAGCAGGTTCCCATTCGTCTTTATTAACTGTTAAAACAACCTCATCCATTTCTTCATCATCTGTTAGGGTAATAATAAATAGATCAACCATTGAGATTTTCTTATTTTTCTTCCAATAATGGTTTAATACCTCATAGGTTTGAATATAGATGACATCTGGATTATTTTCTGTAAATTTGATTAAGGCATCTGTATCTTTTAAGGTTAAATTTTTAACTTTCATTTATTTGGTTTTACGAGGTTTTCTTGTTTTAGGACGGTCTTCAGGATAGAATGAGTAAAATATTTCATTTAATTCCTTTTCTAAAGTTTCAATTGCTTCCTTATCAGCTTTAGTAATACGTGGTTTACGTTCATTTTTTTTAGGTATGTATTTTTGATTTAAAGCATTTAATTGTGCTTCTTTTTTATCAAACGTAACCCATTCAGGAGATTTAATTTCAACTGATAATGGACCATTTGGATATTTAATTTTATCCCAAACCCAAGTAAATGTTTCACCTGTATATTCTTTGAATTCTTGTGTGTATTGTAAAATAGGAGTATCGTTCTCAGCTATTCTACCTCGTCTTTCTATTTTCATAACTTTAATATACGAAAAAAATTTTAAATATCCTAATTATTTATTAAATTTATAAGTATAAAGGAACATTATTAGTTTCTTCAATAAGTTCAGTTATATATCCAGGTATATCAAGTATTTTAAATCTTGATATGTTAAAAGTAGGTTCAACATCTAAATTAGGTAAAATAGGGTTAATTATTTCTTCTAATAAGAGTCCAATTTTTCCACTACTATATTCTACAATTTCTCTTACAGTATAGTAATTTTTCTTTTTAGGAAAATTATTTATAAATAATAAACTTTCAGGTGGAAAGTTATCATTTACACATTCAACTATATCATTTATTTTCATAACTTTTAACTTCTTTTATATGCTTACACTCTCTGTCCTTAGCTCTCCACACCCCAGGACAATTACAAGTATATTTAAATCCATTTCGTTTAGTAACGTATTCTCCATCACTACTTGATGATTTGAATCTCCAAGTATCAATTTCTTTTACTTGTTCTTTTTTAGATATTTTTTGTATCCATTTTATATCACTCAATTCAGTTTTAGGATGACATGGTAAAAATCCAGGTGTAATAAATTTTTTACCTTGTATATTTGCTATACCGGGTTTTAGTACTGATTCTACTTCGTATTGGAAGGGACGAATTATGGAAATTGAGATATTGGTAGAATCTAATTCAAAAGCACCTTTAGAATATGCTGTGTAGTCTTCCATAAAACCACAATTCCAAGTATTTGAAACACTATATAACATAACTTTTCTTTTTTAATTTTATACTTAAATATACGAAAGGCTCCTTACGGAGCCTAACTTTTTATAAGGGAAAAATTTTAATTATTTTTGAAGTGCCATTCCATCTAATTTCATTGCTAATCTTTTAACATCAGCAATATAACTATCTGGGGCCACTCCTTCTTGATATTCAACTATCCAGTCTAAACCATCTCTCAGCATTCCTAGTTCTTCAAATGTAAAATCTGATACTGCTTCATTTAATGCTGTTTCCTCAGCATTTTCTGTTAATTTATTTTCAGCAATGTATTTTTTAAAGTCAAAATTGTCCATTTTTTTATTTTTTAATTTATAATAATAAATATATAAAAGAAAAATTAAATATCCAAGTTTTTAATCATTGTATGATACAAAATCATCATCATCATCTTTATCGTCGTTTTCATCTAATAAATTTAATGATTTAAATTGCTCATACATTGCATCATCCATTTCCCATTTAACTTCCTGACGTTTTGGTATTTCGTATGTATCTTCTATACCTTGTATTTGTTTAGGTGTAAATATATCTCCAATAGTTAAGTAATAACAGTTATAACATAAAAACTCTATGTTTTCTTGTTTCCAATCTCGTTTATTTCCATTTTTAAAATTAACTAGTAATGGTACTCTATAATCAGATACACGTTGTTCATTAAAACCACAACACGAGCATTCTTCAGCTAATATTGCTTCTTGAATTAATCTACGTTTGAATTTATCTATACTAAATGATTCAGTATACAATTCTCCATTTAATATTTTCTTTAAATCAGGGTCTTTACCATGATGTTTTAAAAATTTAGGGATACCTTTTCCCACTTGATTTTTATGAACATCAAATAGTGTTGGTGAGTTAGGATCGTTGTCGTCTACTCTGAATGATTTGAAATATGGTTTAATATGTTGGTATGAACAGTTTAAGTATCGAGCTGCTGCTCTAACACTTTTAGTAACCTTCATTGCACGTAACAAATCTTCTTTTGAGTATATTTTTGGTTTTGGACCCTTTTTGTGGTCATTAATTCCAGCCATATAACTTATTTTTCATTTAAAAAATCGGGCATTACTTGAGATAAATAATTATAAAGATCTTCAGGTGTTTTTAAAAATATTTCTATTTCGGTCCCATCTTCTTTGGTTTCAATTAAATAATTTATGGTACCATCTAAATTGAGACGTTCATATAAATAAAAAGTAATTAATTCATATACATTAGTACCCCACATTAATAACATTAATTTATCTATAACTCCATAGAATGACTCTTCATATTCAAATAAATCTAATCCAAATTCACTTTGTAATCGAGAAGATTTATTAAGCGCTTTTTCATATTGATCTATAAGTGATATAAATAAAATCTTTTTTTTAAAAGCTTTATTTCGCCTTTGGTTTTTAATTAAAATTGGAGAATTAAGTAATTGCTTAAAGGCTTCATGTATACTATTTTGTAGATTTTGATCCATTTTTTTCCAATTCTTTATATAAAACATCAATTTGAGAACATTTACGATAATCTTCTACTTTGATAAAATACTCTAAAGATGCTTTTAAAACTGAAAGATAGTTTTCTTTAGTTATTACTATATTAGCTTCTAGTTGAGGTATAGAACATAACATAAATTCTTTTTTATTGTCTTTAATGGCTTGTTTCATTCCATCTACAACATTTTCAAATATAGAATGTTGTACTTTAGGAGCAAAAAGGGTATCTAAAATACCCCTTGTACTATACTCCTTTAATAATATATTAGGCAGGTGTCTCTTCATTATCAGAACTTGTTGGTTGAGCTTCAGCTTCACCTTCATCTCCCATACTTCCACCTAATACTTTATCTTTAATAAAAGTAAATACTGAATCTAGTGGAATTTGGAAATTAGCAGCCATTTTATCAGGGGCGTCTGTATCTCTATCAAATTCTAAACCGTAATCAACGAATTTTTTAGATACTGCTGTTGATATTGAACTTTGTAAAGTATCAACTTCTTCAGGTGTTAAATTAGTTAATACTTCTCCGTTTTCGTTTACAGGGAAGAATTTAACTTTAATACCTTTTTTGGTTGGGTTTTTATTTACATCTACTACTACTTTAAAGTTTTCACCACCAATAGTAGCGTTATAGTTTAATTCACCTTCTTCTTTAAGAAGTTCTTCAGTTAAGAAAAAATCACGTAATTTGAATTCCATATTATTCATTTTGGTATAAATATTAGTTGTTTTTAAGATAAATTAAATCATTTTGATATTCTATCATTGAATTAATAGTAATTTTAAATATATCTAATTCAAAAGTACCTATTTCCCCACTTTCTTTAAAAATTTCTGGGAGTTGTTGAATAATACTAAATGATTGTTGTGTGACTTGTTTAGCATCAAACTCTACTATTATATCATTTTCTAATAATGGATCATTATGTTCTATAGTAAGAACTCTTTTTGATAAATCAAATTTAGTATTTTCTTGTTCTCGTTCAACGTAGTCCCACATTCTACCAATTACCTCAAATCGTTCATTAACATATATTCTATCACACCAAGGTTCTAATGCTTCAAGTATACTTAAATTACCATTTTTAACTACGAATGCAATATTATATTTAACATCACTATTACGGCTACCCCACTTACGAATAAAATTTTTATTTGAGTTATATTCTATTTGTTGAGTTCTATTTTGATATTCTTCTGAGAATCTTGAGGTTTTACTAACGAAATGATAACAGATTGCATCTAGAGAAGTAATTAATTCTAGTCCTAATAATTTGAAACGTTTAATTAAATCATCATCTTCACAAAACATAGGATTATATAAGTTATCCATTCCTCCAATCTCTAATAATGTCTTACGTGGCATACACATGAAGAAGGTAATACCAGTTTCTGTTTGGTTATTGCACTCCTGTTGTTTATTTGCGACAAACTTAAATAAATCTGATTGGTTAAAAGATTCTAAACTGGTTCCAAAATCTTTAATTATTTTACCTGGTCTTTCATGACCTGCAAATATTGGTGGTTCAATAGTTGTATATGATACTACTTTATTGGAATTTAAATGTTTTTCTACATTTTCAATAAAACCTGGGGCTAATACTATATCATTATGAAGATACATTACATAATCATTAGTAGCTAGTTCAGCTGCTTTATTAAAATTATCTGAAAATGTACCTATAGAGTCTGACCACCAGCATTTAACATTTGGATCTGATTGTTTAATTTCATCTAGCCATTCATGAGTACCATCTGTACTATTATAACTAGAGAAGCATATCTCAACAGTTGGGTAAATTTTTCTAGTAGTTTGGTAAAAATGTTTATTGTAATCTAGATTGTTTTTTAATCCAATAAGTAATGATATATTCATATTAATATTTTTTATAAAATTCTTCAACAGTAATTAAATTATTTAACTCAATTCTATTTTCATCAAAGTATTCCCAAGTTAAACAAGTATCTAAAGGAGATTTATCATAAATAAGTTGTTTACCTTTTTTAACTACTCCTACTCCCCAATCCATATCAACAACAGATATTTCTAAATTAGGATCTGTACATCTTAATCTAGTTATAGATTTCCATACATCCCCATTCCATAAGCCTGTAACCCTAGGAACTAGTTGCATTTCATATAATAATGGATTACAATCATGTAGTATTATAAATCCTTCATCTGTAATATGATTAAGGGCATTTTGAACATCTTTATCTACTTGTGATGAATGATGAAGCCCATCTATAAAAATCATATCATACTTAATATCATGCCCTTTAATAAGTTCAAAGAAATCATCCGATGGTATAGGATAATTAATTTCAGGTACAACTGCTCCTCCTACTTCTGATCCAGGATATGGATCAACTCCATCTTTATGTGGGGCTATGATTTGTCTTATACAAAGGCCATCATTAACACCTATTTCAAGATAATTAATTAATTTATATTTTTCAATTAAATAATTCATTAATTCCCATCTTTGAGTTGAAACAAAAATAGGACTTTGTGGGTCACAATATTTTTCTAATTTTTTAGTATCCATCAATTTCTTTTATTTTATTTTCTATAAATTTATTTAAATTTTTATCAAATTCTTCTCTTTGTTCAGATACATCTCGTCTAACAAGAAAATTTTTATAATAATTAGAAAAACCATGTACTTCATCTGTTCTTAAAGGACCAATTGAATATTCGAATATTATTTGACCATCTAAACGATATTGTTGAAAATCTAATCCTTTATGTTTGGCATAATTAGAAGCAATTAAACCATAAGTATCCCAACCCCCATATCCTTTCCATTCATCAGGTACTCTTGCTAAATCTTCATAAAAATCTTTGCTATATAAATCAAACCAACCAGCCCATTTTAATTGATTAATAGGTGTAATACCAACTTCATCCTGAGTAGTATGTAAGTAGTTATCAACATCAAATATATCTGTTGTTTTTTCCCATCCATAATGGGGTCCAACTGCAAATTTAGGATGTGTTAATACTTCCCATGATTCATCCCACATTCTGCAAATTTGAGGAGTTAATACAAAATATTTATTTGGTATAGATTGAGCAGCTTGTACTAAATATGATAACAAATATTCACTAAAGTACATATCAGGACATATACTAATATAGTAATCAATTCCAGATGAAATGCATTCTCGTTGTAACTCAAGATGACCATATAATTCATCTCCAGTATAGATTTTAGCATTGTGATTATAATCTTTTAATAAAATAGATAAAGTATTATATTTTTCAATAAAAAATTCTTTAGGTAATTTACTTTCATCCCAATTTATTAAAAATGAAGATAAATTTAAAACACTATCTATAGATACATTTACATCTTTGGGTAGATAATATTTTGATTTTTTAAGCTGAGTAAAGGTTAATAGAGCATAATCTATTTCCCAAGGCATTATATGGTATGTTATTTTTATATTCATTTCAATTCTTCAAAAACATTTTTAATTCCTTGCTCTAATCCTAGAACCTTAATAGGTAATTCAGTACTTTTACCAATATATGAGTTAGTTGGTTTTAAATTATTATAATTAACAGGTACTGTCCAATATGATAAATTATTAATAATAGATGCTATCCCACTTAAAGCCATTGTATCATTATAGCAACAATCTATTTCTTTATCTAAATTATCATTTAATATATAAAACTCTATTAACGAAACCAAATCTTTTATATAGAAAAAATCCATTAATTTATCCTGATGAATTATTATAGGTTCTCCAGCAATATATCTTTTAATACTAGCTTTAATAAATCTTGTATCTAATTCATTTTCATCAAATACACCATAAATTCTTATAGTATGCCAATTTTCAATTTCATTAACTAATTCATTACACCATTTTTTACTTGCACCATAAGGAGTTTCAGGAGCATACATTTCAGCTCCTGATCCTAGATTAATTAATTTTGTATATTTGTCTTGGTGAGAGTGTAGATTAGTCATCATGATAATGTTATCTAACAATACTGTTTGATCATCTTCATTTAATCTACTACCTCCTTTAATAGCTGTATGAATTACAACATCAAATTGTTTATTCTTAAAGAATTTATCAACTGATTTTCTATTTGTTAAGTCTAATTCATCTCTTCCTGGGGATAATATATGATACCTGTCCCATAAAGCATTAGTGATGCTTTTAGCTATATAACCTTTACCTCCAGTAATTAATATTTTCATTTTTAGTTTTTACGAGTAGTAATTGGGGTTACACTATGATTAGGTGAAGCATGATTTTCGACTCTATCTTTTTCATATTTCCATTTATCATCTCCTAATAATTTTTCTAATTCATCTTCTTTAATTTCATAAAAATTTTCTTGAGCAGGAAATATTCCATTTTTTACTTCATCAACATACTGTTCTAAAGCATCTTGTATAATTTTTCCTGCTTCACAATATCTTTTAACAAATTTAGATTTAAACTCCCAAAATAAACCAGTTAAATCATGAAATATAACAAGTTGGCCATCAACACCATTACCACCACCAATACCGTAAACAGGAATTGATAATTGTTTAGCTATCATTTCAGCTGGTTCTTTAGGCATTGCCTCTAAAAGTAAAGCTGAACATCCTGCTTCTTGTAAAGCTAATGCTTGTTGTAATATTACATCAGCTTGATCTGCAGTTTTACCTTGAACTTTATATCCTCCTAATTTAGCTCTAGTATGTGGTGTTAGTCCTAAATGACTCATAACCATAATACCTGCTTTTGCTATTGCTCTTACTCTATCAACCATAGCTCCTTCTACTTTAACCATATCCATACCCGCTCTAATAAATCTTCCAGCGTTTTCAATAGCTAATTCATCTGATTGTTGGTAAGACATGTAAGGCATATCTCCAATTAAGAAGGCATTTTGAGCCCCTCTACTAACAGCTTCACAACTTCTAATCATATCTTCCATAGTAACCGGTATAGTGGTTTTGTATCCTAATTGAGTCATACCTAATGAATCTCCTACTAAAATACAATCTACTCCTGCTCTATCAGCTAATATAGCTTGTGGGTAGTCATAAGCTGTTACTAATACTGTTTTTTCTCCTTTTAGTTTATTACCTGTTAAAGTAAGAATTGTTTTTTTGGTTTTGCTATCTGCAGCCATAAACTTAATTTATTAATTATTATTTATTCAAAGTTACCCATCCTTGGGTATTATCACGTCTTGGGATCATATCTATGACCATATTATTTTTTATAGTTTTATCATCTAAATATGGAGACATATCTTCTAAAGGGTTACCAAACTCTAATTTAGGAGTTAGTTTTTGTTCTTTATCTATAATAACATTTACTAATATACTACCTTTTTCTTGAAGAGCCAAATTTATTACATCTTGATAATTAGTTTTATTAGCTTCTATAGCTTTAATTCCATAAGCAGTAGCTATTTTTACAAAATCAGGAGCAGTATAATCTTTAGTTTCAGTAGCTATATATCTTGAATCAAAATATGAGTCTTGAAATTGTTTAATTATACCATAACAATTATTATTCATGATAAAAATCTTAACAGGTAAATTATAATGTTTAACTGTTTGTAATTCTTGAATATTCATTTGAAATCCTCCATCCCCATCTATACAAATAACTGGATGGGAATTATTAATTGATGCTCCTATAGCAGCTGGTAATCCATATCCCATAGATGAATTTCCGAAGTTTGAAAATACCCTTTGATTATTTTTAGGTTTTAAAGACTGCATTGACCACACTAAATGGCCGCCTTCATCAGGTATTATAGTGGAATTTGGGGGTAATTGAGTATTAAGATATTCTAAAAATTCATAAGATGTAAGTACATCTGATTTTAAGGATCTATTGTCTAGTTTTAGGTTTTTATATTTAGTATAAACTTCTAGCCATTCATTATTAATAACATATGGGATTAAATTATTTGACCATTCTGTTATAAATTGTTTGGCATCACATACTACAGGTAAATCTATTTTTAATCCCCGACCCTTATAAACTTCATTTTTATCAATATCAACCATTACTTTAAATGATTCTCTTGAAAATGTTTTTAAATCACCTCCAGTTTGTCTTGTATCTAATCTTGAGCCTATAGAAATTAATAAGTCACAATTTTGAACAGCAAAATTACCTCCTCTACTTCCATATACTCCTATATCACCTATAAATAAAGGATGATCATGTGATATAATATCAAATCCACCCCAAGATACTACAAAAGGTATATTTAATTTATTTATTAACTCATTTATTTCTTCTACAGCATGAGATAATCTAACTCCGTGCCCTATAAGTAATAAAGGTCTCTTAGAGATTTTTAACTGTTTATTTAACCTTTTAAGTTGATGATTTATATCAGTAATAAGGGGTTTTAGAGAAATTTTAAATACCTCTTCACTAATAATACTATTTTGTATATTAGTAGGTATATCTAATAAACTAGGTCCTGGTCTACCCGTAAAACATTTATTTAAGGCTTCATGTAAGTCTTGTTTAAAAGTAGTTGGGTCATTTATTTTTTTAATAAATTTAGTAAAAGGTTTAAATGATTCAACAACAGGCATTTCTTGGAAACCTAGCTGCCTTGGTTTAGTATTAATAAAATCTAAAGATTCATAAGTACTAACTTGTCCTGTTATAAACAAACAAGGTATAGATTCATACCAACACCCACATATACCGTTTAATAAATTTTGAGCCCCAGGACCACTTGTACTTAATACTACTCCTAGTTTACCTGTTGTTCTATAGTAAGCTTCAGCAGCCATTGCTGCTGACTGTTCATGTTGAAAACAAAAATATTTAATTCCGGGTTTAGTTCCAATATAATCTATAGTAGGTACTATAGCTCCTCCAGTTACTAAAAAATAGGTATCAATTTTATTATAAACTAAGGTATCAATTAAATATTCTAAAACTTTTTTATCAGACATATAAATTTATTTTTCTTTACTAAAATCACCAAATTCAACTAAGATAGTATTAATACCATCAGTTCTATTTAATGCTTTTTCGTAAGCAGGAACTATATCTTCAGGTTCGAATAACTCTATAACTTCTGTGTTTTTAGTCATTTGTCTAAATGCTTCTGAAAAGTTTCCTTTATGTTGGCATTGAGGATCAACTGGTCTTTCACTTCCTACTGCTACTCTAATAATAACTTTAGGGTTACATTTACCATTTGACATTTCAATAAACTTGTCCAAATGGTTAACTATTTGATCTACTCCCATTAGTAAAAAATTCCATCTTGGATAAGTTGATACGGGAATCATTCCTTCAATAGCCATTCCATTTGCCAATCCTGTTTGTAAATACTCAGCTACCGGTAGTTCTAATTTTTTGTGTGAAGGTAAATGAGCCATAGTATCGAATAGTCCTGTTCCTTCATACTCAACAGCTTGTCCTATAAATAAAGTTTTAGGATGTTCAGCTAACAAGCTCATTGCTTTCTTTAATTCTTCAAAGTATTTCATATCTCTGTATTAAAATTGAACTCTCATTCCGGCACCAGCATGAGGATATTTTGTATTTTCGTATTGGTAATATACTAAATTCTTTTGAAATAGCAAACCTCCTTGATAATCAGAGTTTAAATAGTAAGGCCGATCTCTTTTCCAAATATCTGGGGTTGGTGTGCAGACTGATTTTCTATTATCTTCTACAATAAATGTGATAGGTAAATCATGATTTAAACTATATTTGTAGGCTTCATGAAATGCTCCGGTTTCAGCAGACATATCACCTACCCAACACCAAACTTTATTTGGTTTTTCTTGATATTTAATTGCTAAAGCAATACCTGCTGCTATAGAAGGAATACCACCAACAATTGAACTACAAATAAATTTATATTCAGGAAGATTAACCACCATTGATTTACCCTCCATAATATTCTGTTTCATCACTTCAGTTGGAATTCCTTTTAATAATCCTTGATAATGATTTCTCCAAGTACAACATACCCAATCATTTTCTATATCAATGTGATTAAATAATGAAATCATTAATTCTTCATTCCCATGATATAAATGAATAGGAGCTTTTATTTCACCTTTATTAAATGAATCTCCAATTTCAGTTTCAAACTGAATTAATTGTTCTTTTACCATATAAATTTTTCTCTGTAATATTCTATAATATGTTTTAATTCAATATCAAAATTCATTTCAGGCTTCCATCCTAATGCTCTTAACTTATCATCATTTAAGGCATATCTAACATCTTGTCCTTTTCTATCATATGAAAAGTCTATAAAATCTTCTAACATATAAACCTTATTATTATTGTGTAATGTAAGAACTTTTTTTATAGTTTCCAAATTACTTTGTTCAAATCCACCACAGATATTAAAAATTTCATTCTGAATTCCAGATTCAATAATTGTAATAATAGCATTAGCTGTATCTTGGGCATGAAGCCAAGTTCTAATTGGAGTACCTCCATTATGTAGCGGAATCTTTTTTCCTAACTTTAAATGCTTTAATGCTTTAGGAATTAACTTTTCAGTATACTGTCCTGCTCCGTAGTTATTTGTTGGCCGAACTATTACATAAGGAAGGTTGTAAGTTCTACCCCATGCTGTTACAAGCATATCTGCTGCAGCTTTTGTAGCTGAGTATGGATTGGAAGGTTTAAGTAAATCTGTTTCTATATGTTCTCCTTCTTCAATGTCTCCATATACTTCATCTGTACTAAAGTGAAGTAATATAGGTTTTGATGAATGTTCTCCTCTGTGATTTTTAATTAATTCTAATAAGTTATGTACACCATTTATATTTGAAGATACAAATTCATCTGAATTAGCTATGGAGTTTCCAACGTGAGTTTCAGCAGCTGTATTGATTATATAATCACAATCATATAAAAAATTTAAATCATTTATATCGCAATTAACAAATGAAAAATTTTTATATTTTTTAAATTCGGTTAAAAGTCCTTTATTAGAAGCATAAGTTCCCTTATCAACTCCTTTTACATACCATCCTTTATTTAGGCATGCTCTTGTTACATAGGATCCTATAAACCCTAAACAACCTGTTACGTAAACTACTTTTGTCATATAAATAAATTATTACAATTATTTGCAAATTTTATGGTTTGTTCAACCATTTTATTTTTTTGGTTTTCTATTTCTTTAAATAATAAAGGTAAAGTTTCTATAGCACGAGGTATATCATCTTCACCATAAGCTATTCCATACTTATGAAGAGGAGATCCTTCTAACCATTCTTCTTTTGTTTTAATTCCATCAGGTACTACTATACTTAAACACCCACACATTGCTGCCTGAGTGTGTAAAAATGTATAATTATCGTAACAATAAAATCTTTCAGTTTTATTAAAAAGTTCTGAAAGTGAAGTTAAATCTCCTGCAGAATTAAATGGGATAAAGATAGAATCGTTAGGATGAATTAATTGTTTGGGGTTAGCTTTTCTAATTGAATAACAACTACCATTTCTTTTGTTACCTACATTTTTAAAAATATTATCATGAAATTCTGATATCTGAAGTATGTTTTCTTTATATCCTAAAGATTCAACATAATAATAATCCATATACCAATAAATCAAATCTGATTTTAAATAAGTTACAGTATCTTCGGTTCTTGGTGGTCCTAATATCCATCTTACTACGTTTTTGGCATTTAATGGATTATATTTAATCCCTTCAGGGTATATTACTATAGCGTTATCTAAATCATCTAATATTTCTTGGGTAATTAAAGGAGTATCATAATCATCACATACATAAAAATCTTCTCTAATATGAATAGGCATTAAATAACTTTCATATCCATTTTTATTAAGTAAATCACATAATTTATGCATTACTTTAATTCCTCCTACTCCTGGGGAGTAATCATATGTGTATATTACAAATGGTTTTTTCATTAAAAGTTACAATTGCATTGTTCATTTAAAAATTGTTTGGTTTCATCATTAAACCAAACTGTTTTCATTTCATGTAGAGTTTCATTGTATTCTTCTTTAGTTTTTACTCCTAAAGCTTCAGCATAATGAAATACTTTAATTTGTTTATTATCGGGTGTAAATAATTTATTATCTTTAACATGATAAGTTGAAGTAGGATAAATATTCCCTATTACACTGCTATTAGGATCTTTATAATTTCCATTATATAAATTACCACGATACATTTGATTACCCCCACAAGCCATTCCTTTAGATCTTACATTATATAATGATTTAGTTTTATTATATGGAAAATCTACAATACTTACTTTTATATTTAATTGATCTTGATTTTGGTATAGATAATTCATTCCACCTTGTTCAGCATGATTAGTCCAAAATTCTATAGATTTTTCTATTAACATATCCGCTGATTTAAAATTATTAAAACAGGCAACATCAGCATTTATAAAATCAACATCACCATCAATAAATTTTGGAGCCCAATACTCAGTTTTCAAAAAACTATAAGGTGGACCTGATGAACATATCATATCATCAATATCATTGTTTATAAATTCATCAAGATATGAGCATGTAAATGTATCTAGCCCTAACATTATTACTTTATCATAATTTTTTAGTCTAAATAATTCTCTTATAATATAAACTCGAATTAAACCTACACTATCATAGTATTCAGTTATATTTAAATCTTTTAAATAAGAATTAAAATTATCATTAGTAATATGATGAATATCTACATTAGGATGCCATTTTTTAAAACTATTTATAGCATTAGGAGCAAAAAAGTCATCTTTTTGATAATTATTACCTTCATGATTAGTAATATGTAAAAAAACACAAGCTATTTTCATATTACTTATTAAAGAATTTATCTACAATTGTTCCAATATATTCTATTTGTTCTAGAGTAATTACTGGAGAGCATCCTAGAAAGAAAGTATCTGTTGTTACTTTTCTTGATACTGGATATTTTTCAATTACTTCTTTTGAATCAATTAAATGAGAATATCCTGGTTGTAACATGATGTTACCTGCGAAATAAGGTCTTGTTTGAATCTTATTTGCTTCTAAGTACTGACAAAACTCAGCTCTTGTAAAATTCATCCCATCTCTAACTGTTAATGCAACTGCGAACCAATCAGGATCTGATTTAGCTGTAGCTTTTGGTAAAATAAATTTATCTTCATACTTCTTGAAGATATCAACAATTGCTGCATGGTTTCTTCTTCTAAGTACTCCAATCTCTTCTAACTTACCTAACTGAACATTACCCATTGCTGCTTGTAACTCAGTTGGCTTTAAGTTGTATCCAATCTCTTCGTAAGTGTATTTGTGATCAAATATTTCATTAGGTAAACTTGGTAACCAGTTACTAAACCTGATACCGCATGAACCACATTCTAAAGCATTTGCTTTACCTTGACAGAAACATCCTCTTCCCCAATCTCTGAAGCTTCTTAATATTTTTTCTGTATGAGCATCTTGACATGCTACAAATCCTCCTTCACCCATTGTGATGTGATGTGCTGGGTAGAATGAACATGAAGCCATTTTACCAAATGATCCTAGCATTTTACCATCATAAGTTGTTCCTAAAGCATCACAACAATCTTCTAATAAAATTAAATTGTATTTATTTACAATTTCCATTAATCGATCCATGTTAGGTGGATTACCTAATACGTGAGCAAATGTAATTATCTTTGCATCAGGATGGTCAATACATGCTTGCTCTACTTGATCTAAATCTAAGTTTAAAGATTCTAATTCAATGTCAACAAAGATTGGTGTAAAACCTACTTGAATAGCAGGACTAAGTGTTGCAGGAAATCCTGCTATTGGAGTAATTACTTTTGTACCTTTTGGTAAGTTCATTCCTCTTTTAGATGTTAAAGCTAACATCATTAATAAATTAGCACTTGAACCGCTATTAACAATAACTCCAGTCTTCTGTCCTAATTTTTTAGGAAAACGTCTTTCGAACATTGCTCCTTCTTTTCCTAGAACTAACCAACCTTCAAGCATAGTTCTAACAACTGCTTGTGCTTCTTGACCATCAAAGTAAGGTCCAGCATATTGAACTAAATCTTCACCTGCTACCCACTTTTTTTTACTGTCTTTGTTTGTAATGTACTCTTGTACTAAATTTAAAATATTGTTCATATAACTGTTTTTATTTTGTGTAATATAATAAAAATAATTTGAATATCCAAATAATTTTATATTTCTCCTTTATCAATTTGTTTTAAAACTTCTATAATTGAATCTATATCAAATAATTCCCAAGCTAAATTATTAGGGTCGGATTGCCCTTCTTCTAATTGTGCCACACAAACACCACCACCATCTAAACTGATTAGGTTAGTTTTTGATTTATTTGAAAATTGTTGACATTTATATCCTAACCAACCTTCCATTTTAGGATGAGTAATAATAATATTAGTATTAGCTTTAGTAGAAAATAATAAATTTATGTTAGAAGCACTACTTTGTTGAATAATATTTTTATAGGATTTAAATATTTGTATTTTACCTATAATATCATGATCCATTAATTCAATAATATCATAGTCTAGCTCATTTTTAATTTTATCTATAAGTTCTAACTCATTTATCAAATTTCTTGAATGATACCATCCTCTTTTTATAGTATCTTGCCTTGAAATATAACATCCATTTTTAATTGGAGTTTTTGCTGGGATTTTAGAAACTGTTTCAACTATTCTATCAGTGATTAGATCATCTCCATGAGACATTGGAAAACCATATAGTAAATTAGGTAAAATTAAGTTTGATATTTTGTATTTAACATGTTTTTTAAATACTATAATTTCAATATTTTTATCTTGATAATATAAATCTAACCATTGCTTTACAAAACTACTATCACCTTTTTCTTGATAATAGTCTTCAAGTATTCCTAGTTTTAATTTAGGATTTGTTTTTAGTAATTCATCAAAATACAAACATCTTCCAAAGAAATTAAAAAAGTGGTGAATATAATTTAACCCTGATTCATCATAAAGAAAAAATATTTCGTCTTCTAATAATTCATCAAATGATTCATCTATAGCAACAATATTAGTATGTAAAGATTGATTATTATTACTAGTATTAATCAAATAACCATCATGAGATATATCAACCCATCCTATACCATTTTTTATATCATTCTCCTTATGTCTTAGAATAGGATTTTTAATTAATGTACAAAAATCATTTTGGGGATTAATAGTTTTTGGTAAATTTATATTAATTCTTTGGGAGTTCATCTAATAAGGTATTTATTATTTTAAAGTATTTTGCAAATTTATCTTGGTCTTCAGTATGTAAAGGCATAAGTGTGAAGAATAAACTTGCTGTTATCATTTTTATTATACGAAGACCTTTTTCCTCAAACAAATCTTCAAATACATTTTTAAATTCATTTATATAAACATTATCTAATTCAATATCATTTAAAATAAAATCATATCCTAATATTGATTGATAAACCTTGGCTAAATCATAATAAGCATCTCCTATAATAGTTAACTCATTATCTATTTTACCTTTCATATCAATAAACTTTAAACCTTGTTCAGTTTGTAAAACATTGGTAAATACTGGGTCACCATGTATCACCGCAAACACTGCTTTATCATAGTGAAATAATAAATTATCAAGTTTTTTAAATATAGATTCAGCGTGTATGTACTTATTGTATAAATCTAGATTATTATTGTATCTATCTCTAAGTTTTTGGTTATAGTCAGCATAAACTTTAGGATATGTTTTTACTTTACCAATTGTAATATGAAGCATATTTAATTGCTGTAGTAACTCTTTTAATTGTTCAACTTTTAATAATTTATTAGTATACAAATATGAAAAATTTACACCTTCAATATTTTCCATAGTAATTTGATTACCGGTAATATTATATACTTTGGGAAATAAATGTTCACGGTGTTTAGGTATATTTTGATACCAATAAATTTCACCTGGGTTTGAAGTAGTTTTTACAACTTTATCTTTATTATAGTCTACTTTATTAAATGTTCTAGGTACAATTTCAGTATCATAAACTCCTATAGCTTGATTCATTGATATAGAAGGGTTAACAGCTAAATCATCTATGTAAAAATTAGCGTATGGCTTACCAAAATAAATTTCATCATAAGGTATATCAAATTTATCAAGTGTATCGAGAGTTACCCTGGATATATCGGCTATTACACGTCCAACATTACCACCATGTGTTTTCATTCTACGGGCAGTATAAATTATAATAGTATGGCCTAAACTATGAAGTAATTTAAGGAAATTAATGTTACGTTGAATTGGTTCTACACTATAGTAATCACCTGGTATAGTAGGATATGAAACTAAAGTATTATCAAAATCAAAACATATTCTTAATGATTCTGAGTTGTGTTTGTTTTTATTACAATAAATTTGAAGTTGTAGAGGAGTACCCACACAACTAAATTTAGTTATTTGTTGTCCTTTTATTACTAAATTATCTTTTAACATTTCATTATACACACATGAGGTATAAAGTTCTGTTGTTGTAGAAGGTAATTTTTCAATATACTGTTTTAGAGTACGCCCTGTATGAAAACCATAGGCACCAGTATTAGCCCAATCTGATATTTTTGTTTTCTCAGCTATTTTTGTAACCCAATTATTAGAATCTAATTTTATATAAGAAAATATAGGGTTGGTTTGCTTATCTTCAAAATAAAAAATCATATTTTTATTATCAGACTTTCTATAATAATCTAATATATCTTCTTCATAAAAGGTATCACAATCCAAAACTAAAAATTCTTTTTCTAATTCTTTAACAGGCATTTCATTTAACCCATAAAGTATAGTTTCAGATGCTCCTTTAGTAACATGATTTAAAGATATAAATTTAATATTTTTTTTAGGGAAATAGAACTTAACTAAATTTTCAAAGTTAAATTCTTTTAACTGGTTATTATAAACAATGTAGATAGTATCCTCATCATTTAATTTCAGGTTATCTATTACTCTATAAATCATAGTTTTACCTAAAACACTTATAAGTGGTTTAGGCATAAGATATCCTTCATCTTTAAAACGTTGACCTATACCTCCAATTGGAATTATTATGTTCATAATAGATCGTATAAATTGTTTTGTTTTTCTTGCCTCTCGATGTGTTTTGGATGGTATAAACAATAATCATCCTCTAATGGTAAAGTAGCCCAAGTGTTATGACCCATTAGTACTTCATGCACTTTATTACCCCAATTGATTTTTGGTGAATTTTGAAGTATACGAGGTTGTAAATCAGGAAAGTTAACCCATCCTTTTTCATTTACATTCCATCTCCATCTTTGGATGTGTTCTTGAGTTAATCCTTCTACAGTATTAATTCTAGGAAGTAAAAATACATCAATAGTTGAATTGTCTTGAAGTATTAAATGCAAATTCTGTAAAAATTCAATTGTTACATATTCATCAGCATCTATTTGAAAAATCCATTCTCCAATACAATGTTTTTTTAGATTATTTTTAAAAGCTGAAAAGTTACCTTTTAAAGGAAATTCTATAACATTTACTCTACCATAAAATTGGTCTAGTACTTTATATACTTCAGGTGTAGTATTACCTTGATCACATTGAACTACTATTTCATCCTCATCTCTTTTATTAGTGACGAGGATGCTTAGTAATCTCATTAATTCTTCATGTTCATTACAAACAGGAATCGCATAACTTATTTTCATATTTTTTAGTTGTAAAAACCTATATAATCTAACGCCTCAATAAAATCCTCTTGTGGATAATTCTTTAAAGATTTAATATCAGTTTTATGTGTATAAAATTCTTCAGTACCTGGAATTTTGAATTTACCTTTCTCTTCTTCGCTTACTTCAACAGCTTTTATACCTGCCCATTGCCAATTGAATTTAGAAGTACCATTAGCAAATACCGTTCCTTTATCCTGAATATTAATGGTAATTGGATACCATACTCGTTTTTCTGAATCTGTGTTTTTGAGGTCTTTGTAAAGTTCAGGTAAAGTTTCTTCATAAGTATCAAATTCGAATTCACCTTCTTTCATTAGATCATTAGTTTGAAAACCACATCCAAAACAAAAATAATTGTTTTTTACTTCGTTTACAGGAGTGATATAACAAGCATCACTCCCGCAACGTGGACATATAGATAATTTATCTTTCATTTTATTCTACTTTTTTAAGTTTAGGTAACTCAATTTTTTTCAATTGAGGTAATTTTAATTGTACTTGTTTTGGAAACTCAGGTACATTAGTAGTTAATATGGTATCTAATTTTTCTTGCATTTTTTCAAATGAAAAATTAGTTTTACAATAATGTGCTAAACGTTTACCATTATCTTGATATTTTTTATAATTTTCAAAATAATCTCTTAATACACCACCTGCAAATCCATAATCTACTGTAAACCATTGTGAACCATCAATTAACATATCCTTAACTTGAGCAGATGGGTGAATATTAGTTAAAGTACCAGGTATTAATGAAGTAAATTCAGGATTTAAGAAATCCAATTGTCCACTCCAGTTTGGAGCAATTACTGGTTTTTTAGTTTGAGTAAATTCAAGTAATGGTCTACCAAATCCTTCACCTTTAGTAAAACTAACCATTGCTTTTATTTTAGAATGGTTATAAAGTTGGTTCATCTCATCATCTGATACTTCACCATGAAATAAGTAAATGTTAGGTAAGTTTTTAGAATTTACAGACTTTCTAATAGCATCTAACTTTTTTAAAATACTATCTCTATCTACAATACTGGTTGGACCTGACATTGTTTTTAAGATAAGTGCAGGTTTTTTAGATTTGTTTTTAAACGATTCTAAAAATATTTTAACTAAACCACCTACATCTTTTCTGTCTTGAAATATATCTCCTTGTAACCAATGACCTGTAAATAAGAAAGCAAATTCTTCTTTTACATTATCTAATGCTTGTTTTATCTCAGAAGCAGGAGTTAAGGGAGAAGCAAAATATTTAGTTATATCTACTCCTTCAAATAATACTTCAATGGGAGCAGTTAATTCTATAATACCAACTGTTTGTTTAGTTTTTTCATCTTGTTTCTGGAATTTGGAATCTTGGAATACTTTTTTAGCATGTTCAGATGAAACTAAATTTAAGTTCATTCTATTCATACCTTCAAGCCATTGTGGAGCACAAATTGTAGTTTCAATACCTGCTGTTATTCCAATATTATATTTTCCAATAGGTTGAAATTCATTAGGTACTGTAATTTGAGCCCAAACATCAGGCTGTTCAGTTAAATTTCCTGTTAAGATATATGATTGTAAAAATCCCCATTCATCTTGGTGATCTTCAATAAATCCCCAAGGTGTATTTCCCCAACGTTGAGGCATTATTTTAATATTGTATTTATCTAAATTAATTAACGCTTTAACTAAATCACGTGAGCGTGAACCGTAACCTGAGTATGTGTCTATAGGACAACTTATTACAAATGTATTTTTCATTATAATTTTATTAATACGTTAATTTATGAACTAATTCTAGAGGCTCCAAATCTTCTACCTTAAAGAATTCAAATGATTTTTTAGGTACAAATTTTTCTAATGTTAAATCAATGTCTTTGATTACATTATTACACATCATACGAGCAGACATTCCTGATTCATCTGAAGTTACCCATTCTCTAGCTGCCTTACCATTCTCAATTCTTTCTTCAGGAGTCAATTCATAAACTTGTTGAATAGCATTTGCTAAATCTCTAAAATCTAATCTATCATCCCAAATATAAGGAGTTGTTGGTGAACCTACTAATGACATATTATTTGGAAATACTGGTATGGCCCATTTACCATGTTTTTTATAAGTACCAAAATGGTTTGAAGGGAAATCAGTTGTAAAGTCAATCCATTTTCCATTTTCATCTTCAAAACGCATTTGGTCTTGCATACCTCCTGTTACATTAGCTATAATCATTTTACCAGCCATCATAGCCTCAGTTAATGCTAATCCCCATCCTTCGTTTGAAGAAGGTAGTACGGTTACATCTGCAATGTTGTATATGTTATTTAATTCAGCTGTATCAATTCTCTGATCTGAGAAGAATATATTTGAATTAGGGCCAAATAGTAAAGTTTTTACAGCATCTAAATCTGTACCATTTCCATCTATAACTTGTGTATGTAATACTAAAGCTACTTTATCTGCTTTTTCTTTAGGTAAGGAATCTAAAAACATTTTGTGAGCAGCCATTAAATCACTAACACATTTTCTTCTAATGTTTCTTGAATTAAAGAACACAATAAAATCAAATTCTTTATCACCAAACAATTTTTGTTTTGTAGGAATTAATTTTGATTTATCTTCTACAGGAAAGAATTGTTTTTCATTAATTCCATGAGGTACATAAGAGATAAGTTTACCATCTGCTCTTTTACCTAAAACCATTTCATTAATGTTTTTGGTTTGTTTTGAGATAGCTAATAATGTATCACATGATTCATAAAATGCTCTATTGTAAAGTGGAGCAGGTAAATCATCCCAAATGTTTAAGTAAATCATTGGAATTTGTTTTCTTACTTCATTTTCAATAGCAAATAACCAATCATAATATCTTGGATCAGTAAAAAACATTAAACCATCTGGTTTTTCATTTTTTAACATATATCTGATTAAATCAGAATTACCATACCCATTATTTGGATAGATAATTACATCAGTATCAGTAAGTTGTGTTTCAGCGTTAGTAGCTTGAGATAAATCTAATCTTTGTCCGTGTTCAGGATGATTAATAGCAGCTCCTATTATTACCCAATTATAGTGATGGGCAGTTCCTAAAACTATTTCTCGAGCCATTGTAGCAATACCCGAGTGCATTCTAATGTCGTCGCAAATGAATAATATTTTTTTTCTTTGCTCTTTAGGTAGATAACCTTCTTTCATAAACTAATTTGTTATTTTTCTAATTCTAAATTCATATGGTTATGAACTAATTTTTGGAACTCGGGGTCCGTTAAATACAGGTGCATACACCTGTCTGCTAATTTTTGTAGAGAAAACTTGGTTTTGATTGTCTCTATCTTAAAGGCTTCAAAGATATCTTTGTCTACCTTTACACTTGTTAATTGTTGATTTTGTGACATAATTATTTATTTTATTGTTAACATATATAAATATATTAATATCTAATAAAATGTGAAGGATTTTTTAATTTCTTCATTTTTATCACATAAATCTGAGTTGTTTGAGTAGGGGCAAAAATGGCAATTATGTTTACTTGGAATCTTTTCTAATGTAACTGGATTATAAGACCCTTCATCTGTAAATACTTGGGTTAAAAAACTCTCTAATAATTGTGTTGACTTATTTAATTTTACTTTACCAGCAGCTGGTTGGAATTCTTGGATTCGTTTTTGTGGAAAATCTCCTCCTTCATATACTTTTCTTCTAGTAATAAAATATTCTACTTGAATGTTATCAATTGGAAAATTGTATTGTTCAGCAAAGAATTTTTTATAAAGAATTAATTGAGACATTTTAATATCGTCTTTCTTCTCTTTATCACCCCAACCTCGAGTTGAAGTTTTAATATCAAGAATCTTTATAGTATTAGTTGGTTCATGATAAAACACTACATCTAAAAATCCATTGAATAGAACATTATTTAGTTTCTTAATTGGATTTAAAACAATGGGTACTTCACACCCTACTAAATACCATCCTCTTTTTGAAAAATAAGTCCCTTTTTTCTTTTTAATGTAATCTAAAATTTGAAGACCATCATCACAAAATTCAGCTAATTCTGCAGCATTTGAAAAATGAACATTTTTATTTTTTTTATAAAATTCTTGATATTCTTCTCTTAACGCTGTTTTAAATTCAGTTTCAATATCTAATCTATCAGCCGCTGCTCCACTTTCCTCGTAAAATATCGTTAGATAATGTTGAAGAGCACGATGTAAAGCCGTACCAAATACCGCATGTATGCTAGGTTCAAAAATTTTATATCCATCTCTATATTTCAAACCCCAATGATGTGGGCAATTTGAAAATATACTTAACTGAGAGTAAGATACAGATTTATGATAAGCATAGTTTATCTCGGGTACAGTTACTTTTTGTAAGTCTTTTAATATTTTAGGGAGTTTTTTAGCCAAGTTTTTTTCTGTTTTGGATTTCTCTATCTAAATAAAATAGAGCTTTTTCTAAATCCTGGATGATATTGTCTTTTTTACCTGCTCTAGAAATGTATTTAAGAGTGTTACCTAAATTAAAACCTACTTCCCATGCTTCTATAACTTTAATAGCCTCATAGGGGTTATTTTTACCTCCATAATGTTTTGGGTGGATCACTGATGGATTTTCTTCTTCATCAATTGTAAATGTTGCTTCTCTATCATTCATTTCTTCAAATTTTTTTGCTGAGTCACTCATTTTAATAATTTTTTTATTTCTTTTTCTTCTTTACCTAACTGTTGTAAAATTATAGTTACATCTTGTTGGGTTAGAATGTTACAATAATCTAAAACCTCTCTAGTACTTATTTGAAAATATTCAGATAATAAACTTAATACTTCTTTTACGTACTGTTGTTTTGTGGGTTTTATATATTTGTTGAAGAATTTTTGTTTGGGTAAAGTTTTACAATAAAATTCATATAAACTTTGTTTTGGTAATTGATATTCTTGCATCTCAGCTACTAATTCAATATAATTAGGATTCATTGAGATAATTTTATTAATCATGAAATTGTTAAAGATCTCATGCTCCTCGTTCGAAAACGAGGACCATGGCTCTTTGTCATAGGACATTTGTTTTACCCAATCAAAAATTGTTTTAATTTTGGTCATCTTCTAAAATGAATTTGAATTCATCAGGCAAACCATCTTTTAAAATCTCACCAGTTTCTGGATCGTAAAATACTTGGATTGGTAGTACATTATCTTCATTTGTACCAGTGATAAATTTAGATACTTTTCTTAGTAAATATCCTTGTTGCCAAATTTTACCTCCATTAGAAGTTAAAATTGGAGTTGTTTTGCTTAAATCTAAGCTCATTTGTGGTTGTTGATCTTCCATCTTTATTTATTTGGTTGTTAATAATTTTGATATGCAGGCACAGAATGTAATTTCTTTATCAGGTGCCATAATTGATTTGTATTGATAATCTGCTATTATAAGAGTAGCAATTGCTGAATCTGTAAATTCATCTGCTCTTTCAAATAATACTCTATATAATTCATTATAATCTCTAATATTAGAATCCATTACTAGTTGTCTTATAGTAGTAAAATTCTTAACATTTTTGGTTTTAAGTAATTCTATTACTTGGTCTGATGTTTGTTTGAAATTAGTAATAGTTCTGCTTTCTATTAATTCTCCATTTTTAATGGAGGATTGTAATAAGTTTAAAGTTTTTCTAATATCAGGGTAAGTTTGCTTAACAATTCTTACTAAATCAGCTTTAGTATAAGTAATTTCTTCTAAATCTAAAATTTCAACACATTTGAAGGCTACATCCTGCATTGATGGAGGAGTTAATTCAAACATAACAGTTCTAGATTGGATTGGATCAATTATACGTTCAATGTAATTACAAGTAAAAACAAAACGAGTATTTAAACTGTATGTTTCAATTATATTACGAAGTGCTGCTTGAGCGTTTATTGTTAAGAAATCTGCTTCATCCATAATAACCACTTTTTGTGGTTTAAAACTAGCTGCTGAAGCAAATGATTTTACCTTATCTCTAATAGTATCAATACCATTTTCATCAGAACAATTAATATATAATGAATCACAATCAATATTATTAATAATTAATTTAGCAGCTGTAGTTTTACCTGTTCCAGCTCCTCCTGTTAGTAATAAGTGAGGAATATCATTAGAATCAATCCATTGTTGTAAAGATGATTTAAAATCATCATTACCAATGTACCCTTCTAAGGTATCAGGTCTATACTTTTCGGTAAATAAGGTGTGTTTTTTATTGAACATAACTTTTATAATATATGGAGAGGCTTTCACCTCTCCAAATTTATTACATCATTCCTTGCATAGGATTGATTTCTTCTTTTTTGTCTTCTTTTTTCTCGTAAATTACAGATTCGGTTGTTAGGATTGTACCTGCAACTGAAGCTGCGTTTTCTAAAGCAATACGAGTTACTTTTTTAGGATCAATAATACCTGCAGATTTAAAATCCATTGTTGATAAGTCTTTATAGTTAAGACCATTCCAATTGCTTCCTTTTTCTGAATCAGTTAATTTAGAACCTAGATATTGAACCTCAGTTAAATCATGACCTGCATTGGTTAATATTCTTTGGAATGGAGCAGCTGCTGCTCTGTAAACAATTTTCTTACCATTTACAAAATCATTTGAACCTTCAAAAGTAATACCTTTACGAGCATATAATAAAGCAGTTCCACCACCAATTACAATACCTTCTTCAAGAGCGGCTTTTGTAGCAAATAAAGCATCTTCTACTCTATCTTTTTTCTCTTTAATTTCAAGTTCACTATTACCACCTACGTTAATAATAGCTACTCCACCAATCATTTTACCTAAACGCTCTTGTAATTTTTCTTTTTCAAATGGTGAACCTGCGTCATCAATTTGTTTTTTAATTTCTTGAGCTCTAGTTTCAATTGCTTCTTCTGATCCTTTACCATCTACAATTGTTGTTTTTTCTTTTCCAATTGTAGCAGTACGAGAAGTACCTAAACATTGTTTTAAAGTATTAACATCAATTTTTTCTAATTTATGTCCTTTATCTTTAGAAAGAACTTGACCACCTGTGATAATAGCTAAATCTTCTAAAGCCATTGTTCTACGATCTCCAAATTCAGGAGCTTTAACTGCTACTACATTTACAATACCTCTCATCTTATTAACGATAGTCACGGCTAATGCTTCTCCATCAATATCCTCTGCTACTACTAATAATGCTCGTTTTTCAGTATTAGCTAATGTTAGAGCTGGGATTAATTCTTGATGGTTGGTAATTCTACCATTATAAATTAAGATGTAAGGATTATCTAATACAGCGGTCATTGTATTATTATCAGTTACAAAATAAGGTGATTTGTAACCTCTATCAAATTGCATACCTTCTACAATTTCAAGTGAAGTTTCACCGGATTTTGATTCTTCAATAGCAACAACTCCATCTCTACCTACTTTTTCTAAAGCAGTAGCAATTAAATTACCAATTTCTACATCATTGTTACCTGAAATAGTAGCAACTTCTTTAATTTGTTGATTGTCCGAAATATCTTCTGTTAGGTTATTAAGAGTAGTTTTAAGTTCTTCTACAGCGGCATCAATTCCTTTTTTAATTTCAATTGGATTTTGACCTGCACTTACATGTTTCAATCCTTCTTCTAGAATTGCATAAGATAATAAAGTTGAAGTAGTAGTACCATCACCTACTTCATTTGCGGATTTAATTGATACTTTTTTTACTAATTCAGCCCCAATTGATTCGATTGGATCTTCTAGTTCTTTAAATTCTTTAGCTACAGATACACCGTCTTTAGTTACTGTTAATTGACCATAATCTCCTTTGATTAATACTGTTCTACCTGCTGGTCCTAAGGTAGAAGATACACTATCATTTAGTTTTTTTACTCCTGATAGTAATTTAGTTTTTAATTCTGTTCCGAATGCTGTTTCTGTCATAATTAATCTGTTATAATTGATGGGATTTGTTCTTGTGAAATTATAAGATAATCTACGTTGTCTAATGTAAGTTTTTGTGCACCCATTGGTGGGATTACAACTTTTTGACCTACTTTTAAATCAGTTGGGATAAACTCACCTCTGTGGTAATTGTATACATCGGATACTGCTATAATTTCAGCTACAAGTAATTTTTCATGTCCTACATCAGGAATAATGATATTACCTACCATCATTTCATTTTCTTCTACTTGTTTTAGAATAATACTACCTACTCTTGGTTCTAATTTACTCATGGTTAATTAAATTTTTTAAATTGTTTAAAGTTGTTTCTAATTCTGTAATGTACTCTTTGATAGTATAAGTTGATTTTTTTTCTAAAACTTGATCTTTAACTATTTTTCTTAAAGCATTAGGTAATTGTGTATAATAACCTACTATCTTTTCTTTTTTAGTTTCAGGTTCAGTAAAAACTAAATTATAACTATCTTCATCAAAGATAATTTTGTAATTCCCCATAGCTGGGTCTTCAATCGTTGATCTTTTTTTGATTGTGCCTTTTTGTCGGCCTTTGAAATTTAAATTTGCCATAACTTTTCTTATTTGTTTCGTGTAATATACGAAAGATTTTTTGGGTATCCAAACAAAACTTAACCTAAGGGCGTAAGGTTATTATTTTATTTTTATTGATTTTGGTTTTGCTTTTTCAGCAATAGGGATAGAAATTTCTAGCAAACCATTTTCTAGTTTTGCTAACGCTAAAGATAAGTCATACTTAGCTGAGATTTTATAACCTAAATTAAAGGATTTTTTAGATAATCCTCTGTGAATTGTTCCAGGGTGAAGTTCTTTATCTTCTTCTGGTTTGTCATAACTAATTTTTAGAATATCATCTTCGATATCTAATTTAACATCATCTTTAGAAAGACCCGTACACGCTACTTCAAAATGAAGTCCTGCATCGTCATAAAAGATATTTAAAGGATGGGGTTGTTTTGTGGTTGCTGCTGAACCGAATCCACTTGTAGGGTAAAAGAAGTTGTGGAATAGAATGTCAAATTCATTAAAGTTTGTACTCATATTGATTTACGTTTTGTGAGTGCTTTAGCTACTCGTTATTAAATGATTTAAAGTGCCCTTAGGTCATTTGTCATAAATATTATTACTCATGTAAAGCCACAAGAAAATATTCAGACTTTACTCCTGCTTCTTCTAAATTAACTTTCAATAAACCATCTTTATAAAGATATGCTTTACCAACTGCATCTTTATTTACAGAAATAATTTCTCTAAAATTATTAGCACTAAATGCTACAGATTTGATTTTATTAATAATGTTACCCGGTTCAGAAAAATTAACTTTATTTGAATAAGATGATTTTTCACCAATTATAAAACCAACAACATCCTCTTTTTGAAAATCCTTAGTTATTCCTATTTCAAAACGAGGTGGTTTATCTAATGCATTGTGTGCTTTAATATATTTTTGAGTAAAATCAAAATTAATATCAAATTCTAAATCATGTGGTGGTAAATTTGGAGCTACACCTGGGTCCTGAATTAATCCTAAGTCACTTAAATTATAAGATAAATCAAATTGGTTATCACTAATGTGAAGTTTTAGAAAATGGTTACCTTGTTTTTCTAATTTTAATTCAATGTAATCGTTTGTAATATTAAGTAGTTTAAGCAATTGACCAGTATTAAAAATACCAATCTCGCAGTCTTCTAAGGTTATAGGCGCAGTAACTTCTCCGATACAATCCTTATTGTCGACTGCAAATTTAATGTGAGCTTCGTTGTTTTTAACCTTAAATTTAACTTGAGATGTTAATCCGTTTAAATAAAAACTTTCAATTATTTGTGCTAATATTTTTTTATCCATTTTATGAGAATGTAAAGAATTTATGTATTAATGGGTTTGCAGGTGGTAATGACCATTCTAGATCATCATAAAAACCTTGTAATTTATTTTGTAATATAGTTTCAAAACTTTTACCTCTATCAATATATTCATTAATAAAGTCTTTAATTTTATCTGAAAGATCAAATTCTAAAAAAGCAATTGCTTCTATATTATAAGGATTATTTTTTAAATAAACCCATTTTACTTTATCACCTTGTACAATTTGACTATGTTTAGAATCTAACTGCCAAAATCTTAGTAAATCATTGTGTTTAATAGATGCTTTAACAGATGCACCTGCCCCAGGTTTTATCTCAGATAA